TGGGGTAAGTAGTCGTGAAGTTAGACTCTCTTTTGGGTACCGAATAAGCATTAACGCCTACACTTGTAATGTTTGCTACCGTGGATGGTTTTAGATTAAAATAAGCAATATCAAGCTCATAGAGGCTAGGTAGATACCAATCGGTAAAACCTCCAATACTTAGATTCACGCAAAACTCAGCAGCAGGGTGATCTGCAATACCTGCTGTCACCATTGCAGCGGTGTTGGCGGCACCATCAAACTCGCTGGATGCGCCTCCAGTGGTTGTGGCTGCGGTTTTCCACTGCAGGTCGGTGGTCAACGTGTACCCAGTCCCAGTAGCACCAGTCTCGCTAGGAGCGATAATCAGCGCATGGGTAGGGTTCCCATCAGCGGTGTGGCTGATGTAGCCAGCAAAATAACCACCGCCCCAGGGTTCACCGATGACAGCCGGATACTGCTGGATGCGGCTTAGCGTCAACTTGCCTGGCACGTAGATCGTCATCGCATCACCTCCCTGGTCGTAGCGTTACAAGATTGTGCGTGGGTCATGGTATAGCGGCTCCGATAGCGGTCATCAGGTCGGTCACGCGACCATCGAGGGCGGCCAGGTCTAGGGATTCGCCGATGGAGTAGAAGGCGATGACATTGGTCGAATAACCGCCTCCGCCAGAGTACGCAAATACGGAAACACTTTGTCCTGCAGTTGGGGACTGGGAGGCAGTAGATACAGTCTGAGTGGCAGAGTCTCTTCTACGTGCATACGCAGAACTTGAAGATCTAGATGTGCCCCAGAATCCAAAACCTCCAGACCACGCAGTAACAGTAGATGACCGTATGCTTGTATTGAACCCGTTAAGGAAGTTTCTACCGGCTAGGTTGTTTCCTGTTCCTATTGCAAACCCAGTTCCTGATGTATTCCATACTGCATTGTGATTGTCGTCTTGGGGATCAGCATCGTTAGCCCTGTTGCTATCCAGATAGTTATCTGTCCCATTCCCCTGTAGCCCAGTCTTACGGTTGTAGTTCCAACCTCCTTCGGTGCCGTATTTGGTTGGTGCAGTCCCCACCAACGGCACCAACGCGCCCTGCAACGTCCTCGCCCCAGCCAAGATGCAACTTGCCTTGATGGCGCTCCAGATCCCATCCTGCTTGCAGCCGATCACGAAGTTGTTGATGGCATACCGCACGCCGGTTTCCAGTGCCCCGATACCGGGAGATGCGATTTCATCCGCCGCTTCCACGGCCTCGATGTAGGCCGAGGCGTCAACGTCAAACTGAAACCCAGGCCGCCAGGTCAGGCTCATTGCGCACCCCCAGGTGTGGGACGGGCATAGAACAGGATCTCCCCAGGGCGCGAGGCATCCAAGAGGCCCAAGTTCACCAGCAGCTCCAGGCCGGCGATAGCGCGGGGATCATCTAGAGCCACCAAGGGGGATGCGAACAGCTCATCTAGGAGGGCTTGCACCTGGGTGGCCTGGGCGTTGTGGGCCTCTGCTGCGTCGATTTCAGCCTGGTTGGTGGTTGCGATTGCAGCCATGTAGCTATCGAACACCGCTTGATACATCGCCGTCTCTTCTGCTGTTGGTTCTTCAATCAACGCATAGGCGGCCACCATGTCGTCATACGCCTGCTGTTCGTCGGCGGTTGGAACACCAGGGATGGGATCTGGTACGGGTACGGTGTCCTGGGCGGCAGCCAGGATGTTGCCGTACTCCTGGGGTGTGAAGCGGGCGACAAAGGCAGCGCTGGTGATGACGCCATAGCTGTTGGCATCAGCAAAGCGGTGGCCGTCTTGGGTGAGCAGGAATGTGCAGTAGTCCTCGGGGGACATCTTGGCAGTATTGGAAGCAAACACCAGCCCGTCAATAACGCGAGGGGCGGTGATGGTGATGGTCAGGGAATCAAGGGCCATGGGACTAGCAGCGGAGGTGTCAACAGAGGATGTCATCAGCCGATCCTCCAGTCAGTGCCATCGCTGTAGACCGGCACCACATTGGCGCCACCACCTGCAACGACGGATGCAAAGGTCGTGGCATTGGCGTCATTGACAAAACCCCTGGTGCCGGCGCCTACGGTTGCAGCAGAAGGCAGGGCAGATACGGCAACGGGATCTTGCTTGATGTAGCCGGTGCCGGTGGAGCCGTTGGTGACTTTGACGACGCCAGCGGAATCGCGGGCTAGACCAACGTCAGCAGTGCCAATGGCACTCCAAGAGTCACCTGCTGTATCCCTCCACTCAAGACTTAAGTCTTGGTTAAGCAGCATCCTATGACCAGACCCAATGAGATTGAATATCTCTCGGTCGGTTCCGCCTGCAGAGTCATTAACAAAAAACCTAAACCTTCCGGGTATAGCACTTATTCTTGCAACGTCTTGGCTAAAGTAATTCCTAAAGTAAATATATGTGTTACTAACGCCGTTAAACCCCTCTTTTAGGATTAAACCGGTTGAGTTGACGCTATTGGGACCACTAATAGTGGCAAAACCGCTCGATGATGTTGAAAAATAACTCGTACCATCCAGCTTCACATCCAACAAATTCGTTGGATCTGCGCCAGTGCCGGCCTTTTGTGCATCAATAACAAGACCGCTGGAATCGCGGGTTATTGAGGTGCGCTCGTAGTTACTAGCGTCGGTGTAGGTGTTATAGAGGCGATAGGTCTGGGCGTTGGTGCCGTTGCGTTGGGCGAGGGTGTTGGCGGCGTCGCGGGCAATAAATGCGTCTGGGCTAGAGGCATTATTATTGCTTAGTCCCAACTCCGAAACAGTTGAAAACCTTGTAGTACCAGCTCTAAACGAAGTTGTTGCGCCTCTGGTAAATATAAAATCATTGGGACACGTAAGCGCTGCTTCTTTGTTCAACTTGAACTGACTCACCCCACCCACCTGCAAATCCAGCAGGTTGCTAGCACTGGCACTTGCCGTATCGGTTACATTCAGCTTTATCCCAGTGAACGTAACCGCAGCGTTGTTCCACGACTGGCTGAGGTTGATGACAGGTGCATCTGCCGAAACGGTCTTGCCGCCAACGGTCAGCGCACCAGTGGTGGCGTCATAGAGTAGGCCGCTATCACCGGACAGCGCACCAGCAGAGTTGAACTGGACCGTCTGGTTTGAGCCTGCAACCAGGGCGACGGTGCCAGTAGCGTCAGGGAAGCTGATGGTGCGGTTAGCGGTAGCTGTCACCATCTGGAGTGTGGTGGTATAGGTGCCACCGTCATCCAGGTTGATGTCACCGCCGACGCCCAGCTCCTTGGCAGTGTCGTCCCATGTCAGGTCGGCCGAGCCAGCAAAGCTGCCGCCATCGTTGAACTGCACCTGGGTGTCAGAGCCACCAGGGGTGCCGCCACCACCTGTCTGATCGACCCATTCGGTGTCGTAGTCGTCACCACTGGCCTTCCCGAGCACCTGGCCGGTGGTGCCACCCGCAGGGACGCCAACGCCAGCAGCGCCGTCGGCGCCATTAGCGCCGTCAGCGCCAGCAGGCCCCGGATCGCCTTGGATGCCCTGAGGGCCAACAAGAGTTCCTAAATTATCCCAGGCAGCACCATCCCAAACATAAAACTCACCAGTATCTTCTGTCTGGTATACATCACCAGTTGTTGCACCACCAGGCAGTGCCGCCTCATTGACGACGGTGCCCAGCACATTTAAGGCACTGATTGGAGCGGCAACAAAATCTAGATTCCCGGTAAACGGGTTGAATTGAAGCGGCATGACTTAGACCTCTACAATCTTAACAAGATTGCCGCCGCTATAAACAAGCTCAAGTTCGGCGACAACAGTGCCGCCGCTGTAGGTCTCGGTTCCACTGTCCCAGATCCCCCCAGTCTTGTAAGCGACACTAGTAACGTCAGATCCTGTATATCCAAGCTCCACATAATCATGGGCCGGAATAGACAGACCTGTTACGGTCGGAATTGGGTTTCCAACATCGTTAGAAATCTCAATTCCATCCGCATTTAACTCAAGAGATGCGCCTTCAATGTTTACGGGAATCGGATCGCCAACACCGGCCAGCTTATCTCTGATTTCCCTGACGAACTGACCGAGCGTGCCAATCACAGCTAACTCCTGGGGCTATCTTAGTATGCCTTTTTTAGCCCTCAAGTGCAGCAACTCGCTGCTCAAGCAGTGTCAGACGGTCACTGGGCTCCCACCTAGAATTACTGGCATTCCAATGAAGGACATCAAGATTAGCCTTTGCCCCGTTTGCCTCTACGTCATGCAAGTCCTGAAGTCTGGAGCCACTGTCCGCTCGAACCATCAGTATTCCATTGTTGGCGGACGAGACGACCGCCGCCACTGGTAGTTTTACATTTGGCGCACTTGGCTCTGTAACAGTAAATCCACCAGGATTTGCCGGGTCACACCATAAAATAACACCTTCATCGTAGTCATTCGTGTTGACCCCGCGAACCTTCCCAAATGTCGTTACAAATCCATCTGCGCCCGGAGCGATAGATTGAGTCGTCACCCCCAAAAATAGATATCCAGGAACCGTTCCATTGGCAATCATCTTATCGACGACAAGCCTGCCAGAATTACCGATAGTGCCAGCAAACTTGACGGCAGTTCCGATGTTCAGGGTTACACCGCTACCATTGCGGCAGTACAGCATTACCTCTTGGCCAATCTTGCTGATGACTCCTCCGCCGAGACCAAGGCCAACAGTGCTATTGTCTGCGTCCCATGCTAATTCCCCTTGCGCTACTTCAACAGCAGCCGCCAAGTTAAATTTGATTTTATCAAATTCGCCGGGAGTAAGTGTAAAAGAAGAAGCGCCCCATCCGCTTGTGGTCTTTGGTCCGTAAACATCGCCACTGGCGTCGTCAAGATAAAGATCTCCAACTTTACCAAGCGATGCACCAGGAGCGCCGGTTCCGATCAACCAAACGCTGCCAGGCTCCAGAACACGGACAACTTGAACACCGCCTTCTTCGATGACATTAATAACAGGTTGAACAGCCATTAGACATTCTCCGGGTTTTCGGTGTAACCAGCATCAAGTGTCGCAGTGCCGCGAATCCAGTAGTCAGACTCCCCACTAGGGTAAACAACCAATAGATCCCAATATCCATTAACAGTTACATCTTCGGTGTCAATCGAATCTGCAACTAAATCAAACTCACCACTAGCCTGATCGACCCAGTCAATAGAGAAATCAAGCAATTTTTTGGTTCGCCTGATGGTACTCCATGTCTGCGCATACAACGTGTGCCCAGTGCAATCAAAAGGCAACTGGAAGCGCTGCCTAAAGGTTGCACGCCTAGGAATTGTTATGTTGTATGTGCCAGGCGTAACCATTGGTAAATACTGACTTCTTTAGTCTTCCGGCAAAAGAAAAGCCCCGCGCTGAATCAGTGAGTGCCAGCAGGAGCATACTCCCAGCGCATGCCATTTTCTTTTTTCCAACACAGAGCAACCAGGGAGGCTTCGTAAGGGTTGGCGTAATAGCCAAGAAAATTGCTTGTCTTTTTGCCCTCTACCTTTTTGCCTACGTGCGAGATATAAGGACATCCGTTTTTATGGTTACTTTTGTCAATGCAAACATTTCGATAAGGTACAACACCCTTTACCGCAGAATTCACTCGTTGTTCTCCACGAGTGGCCATCATCAAGTTTGCGCCATTATTGTTCGATTTATCTCGATCATAGTGGTCTATCTCAAGATCGACAGGATCGATACCCGTATACATCTTGTAGATGATCCGATGAGACTTATACAGAACTTTATTTAACCTAACTTCCCAGTAGCCAAAGACAGTTTTACGCCCTGCAGGACTACCTATAATAGTATTTTTCGAGGATTTTCTCTTCCATCGGAGCCCATTAGGTATCAAAGGGTCTAAGTCAAAGTATTTATTAAGGATTTCCATTGAGGGAAGAGGTATGTGTGGCTTCATTGGACGGCTTCAGTTCAAACTACTCTAGCACAAAAAACCCCGCACTAGGCGGGGCAGTAATCCATTCGCTAGAGTGAATCAGGCGATGGCAGCGGTGGCGTCGATGTTGGTCAGACGACTGGCGGCGCGACCATTGATCAGAGCGATTGACACCATCCATTCGACCCGAGTCACAAGCACAGGAGCGCTAGTAGCTTCACCCAGGTCCCGGACACTCGGGCCGCCGTTCTGGATACCAGTCAGGTGATCGTTGCCGAAGGACACAACATAGATCGACTGATCACCAGGGGTGCCGTCCAGGATGGGCACGTTCTTGTGGTCGCGATCGATCTCCAGTACCGGCAGACCGCCGTACACCAGTTGCTGGCCGCCGAACTCGGAACGCTGGATGTCGATCTGGCCGGAGGCACGGGCCACGGCGCTCAGATGACGACGAGCGGACTTGGACATTACCAGATACTTCTGGCCGCCCTGGGCATCAACAGCGTCGATGGCTTCATCGAGTTTGTTCAGGTCCAGCGCAGCAGCACTGGAATCATTGGCAATGATCTGGGAGTGGCTGCCGGCCTCAGCGGCGGGCAGACGGACGCTCAGGCCATCGAACTCAGCGGCAGTGCTGTTGCTGTCACCATTGATGAACAGACCCTCGAAGGCCAGGCGCATGGCGCGAACCTTGGCCTGCACCTGATAGGCGCGGGCCTGGGGGCCTTCCAGTTCAACGATAGCACGATCGACCTTGATGTCGCCACCAAAGAGTTTCAGCGCTTCGCTGTACTGACGCACCTCGGCGTAGCTCTCGCTGTAGCCATCATTGAAGGCGCGGAAACCCACGTCCCCAAGATTCTCTTCACGCTTATAGAACAGACCAGAGCCCTGCACTTCACGGAAGGGCAGCGTGCTCAGCAGGGGACCCGCAGAAAGCTCGGTGATGATAGCAATCTCTTGGGGATTGCGGCTATGCTTTTTAGCCTCAACAAGACTGAGACCCATGGTAAACCTCTAAAGGGTAGACAAGAAAAGAACGGGTGATTTGCTTCTGATGGCATCTCGCCTAGACCAAAAGCTTGACACCCTTCTAATCCTTGTCGTCTCGACTTCGGATATCAGGGTATCTCCTCAGCCTAGTATGCCAATTTATTTAAAATGTTACAAAAAAGCCCCTAAGTGGGGCTTGTTTATTACATGCTGCCAAATGCGCGTTCAAACATTGCATCAGAACTCAGAGAGCCAAAGTCTTCGGCCGTCATACCATTGGCGTCAGTTCCTCCAAAGCCAATGCCTGCTCCACTACCAAGTTGTCCCTTGAAGAACGTCCCGTAGATAGGATGGGACTTAAAGGAACTCAGGTATTCCTCAGGAGCAATTCGCTTGCCAGTATCGGCATCCAGGATCGGATCGCCATTGCTGTCTACAACGGTGATGCCACCATTCGCCTCCAGGCGGAAACTGGAACCAAGACGATCTGCCAGTAAGTCAAAGAAGCTAATGCCACCTTCGGAGTCAGTGCGGCCACCAGCAGCAAAAAATACCTTCTCCAGGGCATAACGCTTGCGAAACTCTTTGAGCTCGCTCTGGTATTGCTCCGCCTTCTTGTTGGCTTCAGCAGCTTGAGCACCGTACTTCTCTTCCAGAAGGGAAGTCCGTTCCTCCGCCGCCAGGCGTTCACGTTCAGCAATCGCGGCCTCTTCTTGTAGGCGGCGATACTCCTCGGGATTGATTTGCGCAAACTTCTCCAGTTGCGCAGACTTTTCCTTGAGTTCTTTCTCGTAGGTTTTCCTCGATTCGCGCTCGGCCCGGAGGGCCTTCATTAGGTTGTCAACTTCAGACTTAGGAATCAGGTCGGTGTTAACGGCGCCGACACCAGACTCCTGGTTGGCATTGCTTTCATTGACTTCCGTCTCGGAGGTCATTGCTTGGTTTTCGGGCATTGCTAGCAGGGTATCTCACCCTATGGGGCGCAATAGGATACCTAAGAACTTTTCTTGATTTGAACTGTATTGATCGGAGGCTTTGAATTCATAATAGAAAACTGCCGCCTTAATAGTGCTGCTGTAATTTTTGATTTCTGCAACAAAACTTGATCTTGATTCATTTTAACCTATGTGGGGTAAGAGCCAGTTCTCTGCGCTACTGCTTATCACGTTAGGGGTTACACCATAAAGAGAAGCTATGTCACCCTTGAAAGCATTAAGGTCGGGTTCTACGGTTGCAAGGTCCATCGAGCCTGATGTGTCAACGAAGATGTTAACACTGTCAATGACCTGATTACCGGAATTTATACTGCTGGGCAACAAGGTCTTCCAGGCTGGACCACTGGTTTTCTGAAAGGGGTCGCCCGGTCTTCCAACTGACGCGATTTTTGCTGCAGGGTCGTTAGCGATAACCGATGGGGAGTTGACACTACTGATTTGAGAGCTATTATATGTTGGTACTAATAGCATAAATTGAGAATATGGGTTTGCCGAACGATAGCGCTGCCAATCGGCTTGTTGGTCTCCGCTATAATTGTCATCTTCGTCTATTACGGAAACATCTAATCTAACCCTTCGTGCTCCTGGTTTTTCTTTCTTCTCTTCCCTCTGAATCGGAGACCATGTTTGTGCAATTTCACCTCCGTTATAAGTGTCAATAACTAGCGTGTCTTGGACAAAAGGCTGAGAAGGAGAATAAAAGCCAGGTAGTCTTTCGTATGGCAAGCCAAGTTTTTTCTTTGCAAGCTGTTGTATTGCCCACGCTGCAACTCTTCTTGATGTCGCGGCACTCAAAGATCCTCTCAACAAGGCAGACAGTTCTTCGTTTACCGAGATGTTGATATCGAGGCTCATGTCAGTCGTCTATGTTTAGGTTGATTCGATACCTTTGAATCTGGTCGGCAAACATAACAATTCCTGGGTCTTCTATGACCAAGGAATGTGGATACAATTCAGAATCAAGATAGATGACAATCCTGTTGAAGCTGTAGCTATCTGTTGCGGTAAACTCAGCATCTATATAAGGGATTTCATACCTGCCGTCAACCAAGTCATAACTGCCCGCAGGTACAACCTGGGAATACTCCGTATATCCGGCAGCATCAATTTCTATTGTTTTCCAGTCCGCAATGCTAGTATTTTCATCGTAGTCAAGTGCGGCTTCTGTCGTGGCGTTGCAAAGCATGACCCTCAAGGTCTTGCCTTCATAAGCCAGAACAGCGATACGCTCTAGCTCTTTTGAACTAAGTGTTGACGTAATCGCCATATCCGCCTATTAACTGCTATAGGATACCCGAATAAGAAGGTAATTCCGGCGGTTCAAAATTGTCTTCATACCTTGCTGTTCCGATCGTCATCCGAAAGTTGTCTATGTATCCGTTAAAATTGCGACTCACAGAATCCTCGGATGCCCCTAGGACGAGTTCTGCCACAGATGTTTGAATAGAAAAGAAATCGTCAAATGTTTCCTCACTAGCAATCACGCCGTCAACAAATAGGATAAACCTTGTTTCGGCTCGAACAAATGCCACATGGCACCACCTTTTCTCTGGTACCAACGCTCCAACGCTCGTTATCGGATAAACAAATTTAGGGCTTCCTGTGTCAGTAACCATATTAGCATTAAGTACAAATCCGTTCGGATTTTCCGTTGTGGCAAAATCACTATCTTTTCCTACGTAAAAAATCCAGCTCCCTCCAGGGCCGTGGGCAATGGTCGCCCTAGAGGAAGAGAAGGCACCAGCAAGAAAAATATGCGCTTCAATTGTGAAGTCAAGATTGTCAAGATTCAATGAAACCAGTTGCTGAATATACAGTCCGCCCTTAACCCCGCCGGAATCAGTAAATGATTCAAGAGAATGCGCTCCAAATTTAGACCTTTTCCTAGAAATAAGTGAACCACTAAGCAATTGAAAACTACCCAGATCAAGCCTGTAAAAGCCAGAATCAGTTGCACCCGAAGCAAAAGAACTTCCCTCTCCGCCCTCCTCGAACGTAATATAAACCCGTGTTTGACCAAAAAACGGGTCTTCAGGTGCTTCTATCTGAAGAGGGAAGTCTACTTGACTTAGCTTAATGTCAACACGATATGAAACACTTTCTCCATCGCCAAGGGATTTTGCTGGTGAAATCGTTGACACCGAAACAGGGTACAAAGCTGATTGCTCAAAAATCACTAGACTGTCGTAGGTGTACGATCCACCAGTCGCGCTGAAATCAGCAGGAATCTCAGCGGCAAGACAGGTTCCATCGGTTAAGCTAGGAGATCCTACATCCTGTAGCAGGTAATTACTTCTTGAATAGCCATTGCCTGAAACCTCTATGGTCTCCCAGTCAGAAATACTGCTTTCGGCTGTGTAACTGGTATCACCATTTGTGTTGCACAAAATGGTGACATAGGTTTTGCCTGAATAAGCATCTTCAGCTATTCGCCTAAGACCTTCCCTTGCGGTAGAACCCAGTAAACCCATTACTGATTACTATGCAACCACAAACTGGAAAATACCATTGGCATTCCAGACAATTTTGAAATCAGTACCATCGCCTGCTTCTTCAATTTGCCCAAAATCAACCAAAGCCAAAGGTGGATCACCGGCAATTGTGTCATTATAGAGCAATGCGTAACTGGCGATAATGGAGCCTCCACTCGCGGTCCACGTCACGTCATCAGCATCAAAAGACGCGTCATTAGTAGTGACAGTACCAACAGTTACGTTCGCCAAAGACTGGCCGCCAGTGGTATACCCATTGCCGTTTGCAACCTCGGTGTAGGTTACACCAGCCAAGGTCGTATTGGTTGCATCAAAGGTTACCGCAGTGCAAAGGATTACCTGATACGTGTCGGTATAGTTCAGCGACCCCTCAGCAAAAAGCTTAGAAGTATGATTATAGAGCGAAACAGTAACAGCCACGATCCGGTGCCGACTTTAACTGAATTAGTTTACCATTTCATCAAGCGGACTACGGACCTATGACCACGGAAGGAGAGGCGCTATCCAGTGAAATACTTAATGCTGGAGCAGCAACAGAGACTCCTGTCTTCACTGAAGGATCTTCAACGTTAACTGCCACAGCAGCAGCAGGAACAAGAATTCTTACATTGATTGCTGCCGTTGCCGAACCTGGGTACTGCCGCCCAGGACCCCAGATAATCCTGACAGCGCCACCGCCGCCATCAGAACCAACCCTGGCCGTGTCGTCCTCTGCACCACCACCGCCGCCGCCATAGAGACCGCCAACACCAGCAGCGCGACCGCTGCCGCCGCCAGAGCCGCCGCCTCCTGGGTTATTTGGAGCACCACCAAGCCCGTTAGCTCCTTCCCCAAAGATCCCGACACCGCCGCCAGCGTTATTTGGAGCGCCGCCGGCTTGCTGGCCGCCGCCACCGCCGCCACCGCCGCCACGTCCATCACTGCCAATACCGGTATTGGTTTCCCCGCCGTCACCTCCATAACCGGAGTAACCGCCAGCACCGCCACCACCGCCGCCGCCTTGGTTTGAGGTGCCGCCTCCGCCGAATCCGCCTTCTCCAGCCCAGTCCGGAGAGGCATAATTTGCATCAGTTATAGCTGGATATCCAGGCTGAGCCGAGGACCCGGTTCTAGGGCCGCCTGCTCCCCCTACGGCCCAGCATAATTCGCTGGTTCCGCGAAGTAGGACTGAATCTCCACCTTTGGAGCCGGCGCTATCGACCGTTGCCCCGCCAGCGCCGCCAGCGCCAACATTAACGGTCAACAACTCTCCTGGGGTTACAAGAATATCATTGACATAAGCAATGGCACCGCCGCCGCCACCGCCGGCACTGATTGCGCTACCTCCAGGGCAACCCGACGATCCGCCGCCACCACTGACACAAAGAACAGAAATGCTGAAGACGTTGTCTGGCACCTCAAAGCTATAGCTTCCTGCTGTGGTGTAAATCTGCTGACCATATTGAGCGATGTAGGGTGGATTAGCCACCAAAGAAGTGGTTGCAACAGGAGGTCTAACCGCTATCGGGGTCTCGACTTCTGGAATATAATTTACAACTCGTAACTCAGTAGTAGAAACAAACACAATAGTAGCTGGCTCGCCAACATTAGCAGGGGGTACCCCTGTCGTGTAAATACTGGAAACAACAGGAACGTTAGCGATAACACCAGTCGAAACGATTGGCGCTGCACCAATTAGTTCAATGGTCTTAATATCAGGAACTCCTCTCGCATTGATTGACGGGCTCAGTCCAACTGTTTGAATTGTCGCGAGGGGGACTGTTTCTGTCGTGGTAATTTCTACATTAGTAATAATGGTGTCGAATTCAGATAAGACTGGAGTAACTGAGTAGCCAAATGATTGGATTTGTGGTTTTATGTATGTATTCCCCTCTACTTCTACTGTTTCATTCCAAACAGGAAGCACCTCAGAGACGACCATCTTTGGCCCTGGATTTGGACCAACGTTCGTCCAGAGGGTTCCATCGTAAACCCAAATATCATTATTGAACCTTTCGACGACCCCATCTCCACTAATAGCAGACGGAAACAAAGCGTTCAGACGACCTTGAGGATTATCGCCGGTATCATTGATACACCCTATCATCTGATCCGGAGAATCATCATAGATAACCGGTTCTGGAGGCAAATTTACATAAGTGATACCTGGCGCTACCGGAGTAAAAATTGCAGCACTCTCGGACGCAGGTACTTCCGGCGTTATGCCGCCTGAATCAGGGACAGAAACATAGCAGGATTGAATTATGTCCGGTGGAACTGCCGAAAGCGAAATGGCTATTACACTGGCGAGAACTTCTATCATGACGACCTACCAATCACTCCCCAATATAACGCATCAATAGAAGCAACAACTCCAGTGTTGCTAAAAGTCCACGATAATCCATTGGTCCTGTACAAGGCGGATGTACCATTTGCCCTGATAATAACAGAAGAAAATGGCTGGTTTGGTATGACCTCTGGGATAGTTTGGATATTCATGCCATTCCTGTTACCAAGCAGCATCTTGTTTTGAATTGTGCCAAATTTCTTTGCCTTTTGAGCCGCGTCACTTTTTCTGCTTACATAAGTATTCCCTTGTTTTATGAATACATCATCAGGGGCGTAAGGCATCGAAAACTCGGTTATACGTTGTGCTTGAGCACTTCCAAGTGCCAACTCCAGGCCGGAACTGGATTCCACAGTAAATCCAAGATTATTAGCATTTGCCCTAGAGGCGCTATCAGGCCTGGTCTCAGCGAAAGCACTTCGACCGGAGATCATTCTGACTGAAACATTTTCAACCTCCATATCCTTTTCTTCCCATAACTCATAAACAGTAGGACTGAAGCTTACAGACCTAGCCAAGGTGGGTATTTTGTACTCTTCTGTGATAATCTTGGACACAAATCTTCTGTCTGTTACAATTTCATTAAAGCTAGCAGAACGTACAAAGTCCCTAAGAGCCTTTCGTCTCACGTTGACACCAAAGACCCCTGAATCTTCATAAGTAATAACAGTCTTTTCCGAGATTTCATTCTGGGTTAAGTCTCTGGGCTGACTCCAGACCGGGGTCTTGTATTTTATCTTATAGGTCTTCTTTTTGCCACGCCACTTGAACTTAAAACTGCTTTTGACTGTTTCATATCTGAAGTTATTGTACAAGAAGAACTGTGAATAAAGCAGGCCAGGCTCTGACTGCTGCACAGTCGCGCAAATAGGTTGGTACGTCTTGGTGATTTCCCTTTTTATTGTATCATAGTCTTCTGGTTTTTGGCCAACGTCTCTGTACTTGTACTCATAGTTCGTCACTGTAACTTTTCTCGACAGCACTGAGCCTATTCGTTGCATTTGTAGGCGCTTGTAGTACGGGTCTAACAGGAAGGCTGTTTTGCCTTTAATATAATCCGGAGCGGTTTCAGCTAGTATACTATGCTCCACTGTTCTTCTTTGTTTTACTCTGTCCCATTTGTCATACAGTGTAATCGTCTCCGTCTTTGGAACGTAAGAGAATACAGGAGGAGCATAATAGTACCTAGAGGTAACACCCTCATCTTCGTCAAAACCTGCATCACCCTGTCCCCATACGATTGTTTTTTCGGGGGAAAGAACTATATCGTAATCCCAGTTATAAGGATTGGCACCTCCCTGGTCCGCAGCAACCTCTTTTTTCCCTAGCACAAGGGTGTTGTAGCTAACGGTAACAGCTTCTCCAGGTAGTTCGCCGCTGTTGATACTGCCAACTTCTACTACATTTTGCTCACTGAAAATTGGTGTCGGCCCATCATAAGAATCTAGTGCCCTAATCCTGAATACTTCACCTTGATCAAGGTACCCAAAATACGACTCCGACACCAGTAGGTCATTCAAGATATTAACGTAGCCGCTACCAAAATCAAAAGTCGATATGCTGAATTTATTTGTTAACGGGATTGGATCGTGCTGAAGTCCTAGTGCATCTAGACATTGTTTGGCTATAGATTTCGCATTGATCGGAACAGTAACTATATCCTGCTCTGCTTCAGTTCTGTCTGCATTTTCGGGATCGTTAAATGCAGTCCAGTCAATTGCCTCTCGTAAACTCGACAAATAAGTAAGTTTACAGCCAAGGCTTACTGTGGTCTGCTTGGTAAAAGGATTGGCAAAAAAGCTTAAAACACGCAGTCGCCTTGGAATGTTTCTTGCTAGCCCATTTTTCACGTATCCAAACGTCACTTGTTGACCGACGCTCGGCGTGATAATTCCATCTATGACGCAATCACCCGTTGTAGTGATCAGGCCAGCCCCTTGGATAAAACTATCACTAACAGAGCCAGAGATCACCCTCCCTAAACTGCATGATACGGTGGCCCTGAGATCGATAGCCATTTAGATTATCTGCCCCAATTGCATGGTGACGATATATTCTGTGGTTTTTACTCCGCTGATCACTTTTCTCTCGGCTGTCGCTATTGGCACGGAAATCGGATATAGATCCCCCGTGGTAGGCGTTGTTACGATTGTAGCTTCATACCATGCCCTGATATTGTTCCAACCAGCTTCCGTTGTCGCTCCTTCGATGTCTTTAATTTTGTAGACTACTTTGGGTCCTTCAATGTAATGAACTCCGCCCGCAGTCAGGTTGACACTGGGACCTTCCCCATAAGTATCGACTGGTTTTTTAAGCGTCAGGACGACGCCATTGATTGTAATCGTTCCAAAATCAGGCAGGTCTTCCTGCTCTGTTGCTAGCGCCTGTTCTCGCAGGAGTACCGCTAAGGCCTCGTTGGCATCAATGACTGATGCTGTTACGGCCAGCCAGTAACCATTTTGGTCAGCAACTGGTGGCTCATCAAACCAGCAGGCTATATTACTCCAGGTCTGTCCTCCGGCTCCAGTGCCAGAAAACAAGACAGTTGTTCCGATGGATTCAGACGTGAGCGAATCTTCGTCGTTAATCCTAAGTGCTCGCCAGGCGTCGTACACGCTGACCAGGCTCAGCCATTCTGATGGTGTAACCAAGCCGGAAACCACCCATCGACGGGCAACCAGTCCAGCCCTTCCATTGGTCGCGTCATAAACCAAGGGCTGAGCGATTAACCTAGAGAAAGAAACACCGCCAATGGATATTGCCATTACAGTCCGTGTCTCAGGGCATCAAGAACAAAGTCGTTGTCATTACTGCGAACTTTTACATGGACATTCCAATCTTTAGCTGCAAGTGTGTTAACGGCACTACTTAGCTTTCCGATCTGAAGGGCTTGTTGAGCTTGGACGGATGCAAGTTCATTGATTGCCCTGCCACTTCTGATGTTGGCAGAAAGGCTGGACTGCAAGGCCTTAGTCATTTGACTTGAGGCGCCAGATGCCGCTGCCACTGAAGCGCCAGGAATATTCGCTTTGACGCCTGTTTTTGGAGCGTCTAGTGCGCTCATGATATGGGCTGGGATCACAGTACCAGCACTTGGAGCTCTCCATAAGGCGTTTTTAGGTTTGTTGATCGGCCTAAGAGTACCCCCAGCACTTAAGAAGCCCTCCTGACCGAGTTCATTAACTTGATATACTTTACCCGCCTCGGTGGGACCACCAGTCCACAGTCCTGGGATTCCAGCAATATTTATGCGGACAGTCAGACCATCTAGTGCTCTGATCTTGTTGCCTATCTGAGTTGCGGCTTCTGCAGCGTTATACAATTGACCCGCGACAAATTCAGCAGCAGGAGCGCCTACAGACGACAACGCATCACTGGCTTCGCTTGTTCCTTCGCCAAAGCTTGCTGCGGTGTTTGCCACTCCTTCTGAGATACCAGCAATCTCCTTGTTGATTTCAGCCGCTTTCTCAAGGTCTCCGACTTCTTCGGCTTCCTTTCGTTTTGCCAACAGGTAATCGATTACTTCTTCTTCTGCCTCCAGCCTCTTCAGTCGGAGTTCGTCAGCTCTCTCTTGAAGCTTCTGTCTTTCTGCTTCAAACTGTAGATTTTTTTTGGCGCCTTCTAATTCGAGCTCGGCAGTTTGTGCTTTTTGTGCTCTAATTCCTTCTTCAATCTTTTTAATTTCGAGTTTATCTGCTTGTTCTTTTGCTCTGGCTTCTTCTTCAATTGCTGCAATCCTGCGTGCGGACTCTTCTTCATCTCTTCTGATTGCTTCTTGTTCTGCTGCTCTTCGCTGCTCGATCGCCTCCCTATCGGCCGCCGCTTGCTCTGCCGCTTTTCTAGCTTTTTCTTGCACTGATGCTATTGCCTTTTCTCTCGCAAGTCGCTCTAGCTGAGCTCTGGCATCGAGTTTTTCTTCTTCGGTCTTTCCAAAAGCTGCTTGAAATTTAAGCTCTTTTTCTTTGATCGCTTGCTGTTCTTTTTCGGCTTTTGTCAGTCCTTGAAGTGATCTGATTTGGGCGGCATAACCGGCCTGCAATCGATTGTTATTTGCATCAATTTTAGCTGCTTCTTGGTCCAAGAACCTTAGACGAGATTCAGAGGCGGTTCTTGCAGCCTGCAGGGCCTGTTGGATCAATTGAATTTGCTGCTGTGTAGCAGCTCTTCTTGCCTCTGAAGCAGCCTGGATTTGCTGAATTTCTGCTTGCGCACTTCTTTCTGCTGCTGCATCAGCAGTTTTGCGACCTTTGATCTCGTTATCTATCTTATTCTTTTGCTTGTTTTCAATTATATCAAGCCTTTTCAGTTGATTTTGTATGGAACGCTCTTCCAGTTGATCATTGGTTAAAGTGCCTAGCTCTTTTCGCTGGTTAACCTCTTCAATTTTTGTTAGAACTTCGTCTATGCCAGGACTGTCTATAGGTATTGATACTGACTGAGCCCCTAGCGCCTTCAATTGCTGATCCAAAACTCCCACCGTTTCTCGTAATGCACCAGTGCTCAATCCTTGTTCAATTACTTTTACAGTTACAGTGGCAACATAGCCGTTGATATCATCCAGGTTCTGACGTGCTTGCACCAGATTTGCTATTACACTGGGGAGCTCAGGGGCTCTAACATTAATCAGGGCTTCAGCGGTTTCAAGTGAGCTTACGATTCGTTTTGCATTTTCTACCGAATCAGCGAGAGCTCCTGTGTCAATACCGATTCGGATGGTCGTCGCGGTAAACAGCGCTTGCAGCCCCTCTGCGCTGTCCTTCAGACGCTGAAGGTTGACCTGTGCAATAGCGATCTCTGCATTAACTTCACGCCATTTTTCTGGCTTCAAGCCTGGATCAAGCTCTTCTTCCAGCAACTGCTTGAGTCTGGAGATTTCATCTGATACACTAGATATCGTTGTAGCGTACTCTTTTTCTTCTGATGTCAACAAACCAGTCGCCCTGGCTGCTTCATCTTTTGCTATTTTCTGAGCCTTCAAGTCGGCCTCTAATTGCTTAACAGCTTCATCAAGCTGCTGAAGTTGAGACTCATATTGCGCTGCCGCTGCTATTGCCGCCTGCAGTTGAGGGTCTTGCTGAGCCCCTTGAATATCAACACCTTTACCTTGTAATTCTCTTTGGATTGCAGCAATTTGTTCCCTTACCGTCTTTTCTTCCTGTGCCGCCAAGACCAGTCTCTGCTGGGCGTCAGTGGCATCAATGAGACCTTCTCTGACTCGATCCTGTAGAGTTTGTTGAAGTCCTATGTTGGCATTTAAGTTCTTTTGCAGATTGAATAATTGAACAAGCTCAGGCCTTACGTTGGCATACCCCTCAGGGAATTTACCGGCTGCTATGGTAGCTTCTTCTTGTTTCGCTTTTAATTGTGTCAAGGCAGCCTCGGTCTTAGCTACCTGAGTCGAAATCAAGCCGTAACTTGCGCCCAGTTTTGCACTGGAAGCATTCAGTTGATTTTGCTTTTGTAGTATCTGCTCCGTCAGTTTATTGATTTCCTCCTGTGGAGCTCCTGCATTAGTTTTCGCTTCTAACTCTTTTTTTAGCTTGGCGATCTCGTCCTTTGTCTTGGCTGCATCGTTTGCACCGGTAACCAGCGCAGCAGACAGCCTGCTAATTGCTACTGTTTCCCTAGCGGAGGCATTCTCAACAGCCTTGAACTCTAATGCAAGTTGCTTTAATTGCGCTTCTGTTGCATCACCTGTCGCGGCCAGAGTAATTAATGTTCCAGTGACGGCGCCAATAGCGGTGCCTACCGGGCCAAAAACCGAACCAGCAAGAGCGCCAAAGCCAGCTCCTGCAAGCACCTTAGCAAAACGATCAAACGCGTTAGCAGCATTGTCGGCACCACCAGCAGCGGCATCAGAGCTAGGCGCCAGCGAATCCAGCAAGCTCTTGACGGCATCAACCGACTCTTTTACGACCAGCGAGAACTCAAGCCACGCAAGTCCAAGTCCACTGATAGGCTGCTCCAGATCCTGGGTTTTGCCGGTGAGGTCCGTAATTGCAGAATCAATTGCCTTCAGGCTTGTTTCAGACTCTCGATAAATGGTGTTTGACTTTTGAGCCGCATTGTTATATGCCTGTTGAAAAACAGCCAGGACTCCAAGAGCAATACCGATCGGGCCTAATGCGGCCAAAAGTCCCCTGGCGCCAGCAGCGACACCATTGAACAGGCTGCCCAGGGGAGACAAGGCAGCCTTACTGGCCTGTAGCCCACGGTTCAGTAACGAAGTCTTTGCCGACAGACTTTCCTTGCTAGCACCCAGGCCATCTGCTCCCTTCTTTGCTTCCTTACTGGAGGCAACAACATCAACCATCGCGGCCTTTAGTTCATTCAAGTTAGTCTTCAGGGCAATTGCTTGGGCTCCACCTTTGTCGAGTCCTGCGAGCTCTCTTCGCGTTGCGCCGATTGCGTTACGCAGTAGTGCCATCGATGTAGCGGGATCCTTTTTGGCTAATTCTCTGAGGCCAGCGAGTGTCTCTTTAGAGACGATCCTGGGGAAGCCGGCGATATTAGCAATACTCCTCAGCAGATTGCTAGATGCTATCTTTGCCGCCTCAGCAGACCTTACATACTTGGAAGTTCCGGACTGATAATCATTGATAACTTTTGCTGCTTGCTGCACATTTTGCCCGAGGGCGCCGATGGCAGTGTTTGTTCCCTTTGCTGCATCTCCGACATTTTTCGTGGCGGCGGCGCCGGCCTTTGCGGCATCACTGAGGGTGCTAGTCCCCTCTCCCGCCGATTTCGCGGCACTAGCATATTGACCAATGCCAGAGGCGGCGCCACCAAGGGCTGACTGAATGTCCGAGATATACTTAGTGACCGCGCCACCAAGGCCGCCAATCACTTTGACGCCAGACTGCAATGGCTTTAAGAATTTACCCAGAATCGCTAAACCAACAGCCTCCAGAACTCCCGGAACCGAAGTCAGTTTTTCGATTAAAGGCGCAATCGCATTAATCAGCAAAACTACGGCCTCTACCAGGCTCAGGAACGCCTGTACTGCCCTGCCTCCGGCTGCACCGAAATTAGCAAGGATCTGGCCAATCGATTCAATATTGCTGACTTGACTCAGTCTTGAGAAAAAGTCAGTTACAATTGCCTGTAATTTGATGAATACGTTAATAACTGGCTCAAACGCAGTTGCCAGATTTCTCAGGTTAAGCTCATTAAGGTTCCCAAATTGAGTTCTGACCTGATCAATCGTAACATTGCCTTCGGCCAGGCTGTTGGCTGCATCAATCGCAGAATCACCAAGCTTGCCGAACAGTAATGCGCTTTTACTTAGTTTTGGGATATTTTCAAGCAGCACCTTACCTGTTATTCCCCCTGCTTTGACAAGTCGCTCAAGCTCCGCTACGCTGACGCCAATCGCATTAGCCAAATCGGATTTAAAGGCTGGATCCGCTTCAGATATCTGTTGGGTCAATTCTTCCGCCTGCAGCTTACCTTTTGCAAAGGCCTGAATGACGCCGTTTGTGACCCGCCGAGCTCGATCACCGGAAATACCAAACGCAGCAAATCGACTCGAAAGTGCCTCCACAACGCTGGAAACGTCTTGGATACTCCCGCCAGTATTCAGGATAACAGGAGATAACTGCTTGAAAGAATCCTGGACTGTATTGATATTTGTTCCAAGGCCCAGGGCGATTCGTTGAGACTCTTGCAGTGCTAAATTAGCGCCGGCACTACCCGTGCCAATAGCCTCAAATGCCAACCCAAAGGACTGTAGGTCTGCTGCACTTTTTATTACGGTATTGATTCCGCTAACAAACTGTCCGATTGCAATCGAGGCTGCCTGCAATCCCTGGGTGATACCTGCCAGTCCATCAAGGAAATCAACCAGACCCTGGGCTCTAAAGGATACCTTAACCTTGTCCCAGAAGCCCGAGGCGTTGGCTTCAGCTAGTTGGCGGCCTACTTCAGAGACCTTCCGGCTTGCAATCTCCCATTCTTTATTGATGACTCGGACGCTCGCCCCAGAGGCGACGACAATCTCTCGATACTGAGCAATTGAGTCTCTAAGCTGCTTTTGTCTGTTGTATTGCTGCCTCAGGCTGGTCAGGCTACCGGCCTGGAGCTCCTCGGACTTCCTTTGTAGACTGATAATTTTATCAGCAGCCGTCAGCCTTTGTTTTTCAACAGCAACTAATTCTTTTACGCCCTTACTATTAACTCTGACTGAGACATCGATAAACTTTTCTACGGTGCCACCAAGCAGTTTGTTAAGAGCTCTATCGGCACCTGCTACATCATTTAAGGCGTCTTGAAGAGCCTTGTTTACCTCGCTGGCATCAGCCTCAACTTTAAATCGAAGACTGTCAGCGGCCACTGGCTATTACTACGGCTTTCGTCCTCTAGTTTTCCGTAATTATTCCAACAAAAAGAGGCCCATTGGGCCTCAGATGATGCGTTGTAACCGATGATCAGGCGTTGAAGTCAGGATCAATCAGGTAAGGGCCATACCCCTGGATGGTGGCCTCCCAGGAAGCAATCGAGCCAGCCTCGATCGATTCAGTGTAGCCATTGATGGTGCCGTAGCCGTACACCGCTTCGTCGGTACCGGTCGGACCCACACGTAGCACCTTCACACGCAGCGCGTCGGCAATCGTGTTCCGCTCAGTCAGACGCAGCACATGATAGCCGGCATCCTTGAAGTCAGCAACGCCAGCAATCGACAGGCTCCAGGTCTTGGAGGTCGGCAGGCTTACGTTAAAGCCCTCGGTTTCATCATCATAGGTGATGATGTCTTCCGTGTTGGTATCAGTCTCCAGGGAAGCATTCGTCAGGCCGTACAGACGGAACGGATCGTCCGTGCCGTCCATCGCCAGCGGCGTTGCGCCAACGCTGAAGATGCCAGAGGCATACGAAATCACCGCGCTGGCTGCAACGGGGGTTGCGGTATCAATGAAAGAAGCGGCATTCGTCACGCCAGTGAATGCCAGATCAACGTCAGCGGCAGCCAGCGGAACGATGAACAGATTATAGCCGAAGCTAGTAGAAAAATTTGCCATGGCTTGGGTTCAGGTAGGAATGCCAGAGATTGGCACAAAGGAACGAAGCAGGTGCCTACCTGCCTGCCCTAGGGTTCCAACTTGTTTATCAGTATTCCGAATATTTGGTTTTTATCAGTTATGCGAGTACAACTGAATCAGACGGGATCAGCACCAACAATTGCATCATTGCGTTGATGTCACTAGGGCCTGGCATTGTTTCAATTGTTACTGCCTTCGAAAATAGCTGCATGATTCGACGTGCCGCATTGTTCAATGTCGCACCATTTGCCCCATCCCACGCCAACAGGAACACCTTCCATTTTGTCATGATATCAATGTCGTCCGTGATGTATTCACGCCTGGATAGGTCACTTATGTCATGGATGACAACCTCCATGCCGTTGATCGACTTGATTGCAGGAAGCTTTTCCCCTGGTGTTACAATCGAAATTGCGTCAAGCTCTGTGTTGTTAGCGCGAAAGGTCCTGGTGCCAACATACGACATGAATGTCGCGTCATTGGTCAGTGTGTCGTAAATAACCCGAGGGGTTTCAGCATGTTGCTGCGTCATTTTATAACACGAAACCTGCACTAATCCTTAGTTTTCCGGCTACTATCAAGGCAAACTAGCCCAGTGTCTGTTGACATCATGCTACTGTTTTCCTGGAGGCAATTCATGCCCACTCAGGAACGACAGGTCTGAGATGCCCCAAAACCTTGGTGTTGCCCTTAGTGGGCCGGTTGAGTCGTATCATCAGTACCTGGCGAACATGGAATGCCTAACAAGCAGTGAAGCAAAACGTCGCTGGAGGAAATCAATCAAAGATGCCTGGAATAACTGTTGCTGCTTCTGCGGTCAGCCGCCAATCTCTGATCAATCACTGACGATTGATCACATGCGCCCGCGCAGTAAGGGCGGTGAAGACATCTCCAGGAACTGCCTGCCGGCATGCTGGAAACACAACCAAGCAAAGGGATCTGATGACTGGCGACCCTGGTTCAGGTCTCAGTTGTTCTATGATCAGGTGCGTGAGGCTCGGATCATGTTCTGGCTCGAAAACTCACGTTTACCCAACGAACAAGAGCTAGAAGACACGTTAAAACGTCTACCCATAGATCCTTAGCTCTACCTCTTCATCGGCCTCAAACTTGCCCTTGATCTCCGGCATTTCGACGTGTAATACATTGCCACATGGTGATCGCATCTCACGTCGTTTTCTGCTTGCTGTATTGGCCGCAATCAGCATCCCGCTGACGTGTTGGCCCTCGATGCTCGGTGCCAAAATAATTGCGTCCTCGCACTGTAAACACAGCACCTCAGGTGGGTTTGCTTGGTCTGCTTTTGCCTTTAGTTCTTTGAAGGTAAACAATGCCCAACCAGGGAACATGTCCATCTCGATTAGTTTCATTGCCGCAGCGCCATACCTCGCTTCCGGCAGTGGCAGTTCATCGCGATCTTGATACATATAGAAGTCTGAAGGGCTGAACGGCTTTCGCCTTTTCTTGCGGTCGCGGTTGATCTCCGCATTCTGGTACGCCAGATATGCGATCGGCCGTTCAGTGACGTGCGCTTCCTCTTGTTGTAGCTTGTTGAGCCGTCTTACCGCCTGCAGTACATACATGTACGGCAGTTGCCAGTAATTCCGGAAGCTGAACTCAGGATCTCCCGGAAACCCCCTTTTTAGCCGCCAGTAGTAGTCTTCGAACGGGATCCGGTTGTCTTGCTTGGCTTTTTTTCAACTTCCTCAATGCTGGGTGCTGCCTCCTCTTCGGGGGGTTTTTCCTGGAACGCATCCACCAGGCGCGATTCTTCTTCTCGATACAACGCAGCCAGGCCTTCGATGATGTCAGGATGAAGGCTTGAAATCTGGTCGATTTCAAAATTGGGGTCAATTCGATACTTCAGCATGCACGCCGCAAAGACCAGTTCCTCGCGTGCCTTGCTGTTTGCCAGACCCTTGACAACACTTGTCAGGTCGGTCGCAAATTCTGCTTCGATTTCTGCTGCTAACGCATTGTCCTCTTCGTTTTCTTGGCTTACGCCCGAAATGATCGCTAACACCATCCGATACGCACGGTCCATCCCCAGGGAATACCTCCGTGCCACCTGACGGCTTACCGTAACGATCTCCGTCGTTCCATTGTCAAACTGCTGGACCTGTTGCACAAACGACTTCTCGCCAGTCGTTAAGTACCCGCGTCGTTCGATCTCGATGATGCCAGAGTCTTCATTGCCGATCTTCTCCATGATCGGTTGACGACGCGGCTCTACAACAAAAGGAAGCTTGACCATTACCGCTTATGTTGATCCTGTGCCTACTATCTTACCGATTTAACGGAATGCTGTAAGGATTTCCTCTTGGTAGTATTTTTTTAGGTCGAACTTAGGTACCGGCCCGCCGCCAATCATCACAGCTTCAATCCACTTCCGTGGCGGTAGATACACCTTGGCTTCAGTATTGCCGTACACATTAATGTATCCGCCGTAATGAATCAAGGCCGCATACGGTGCTGAATACGATATTGTAATGCCATTGCTGTCGATATTAACGGTGCCTGATTCCAATAACTCGCCACTGTCATATAGGTCATTGTCGTTACCTCCGATTGACCACACACCACTGCGTAACGCATCATCCAAGGCACGTTTTAAATCAATTGCCGCCTTCTGGCTTGCTTGGTTGATTGCCTGCTGAAACTTTTCCAGGATCTTGGCTGTTGGTACCTCTGACTTGAACTTAATCAGCCCCTCCTTGTTGATCTTCGCGGTGAACCGCGTTTTCTTGGGCACATTGCCAACAATATCCTGTAAAGTAATGATTGGTTTCGCCACCTTAATTTGTTACCTCGCTGCTGCGGACGACAATCGGAAGTCCCTTGATGTTTCTACTGATGACCTCATCGATCTGCGTGCCGCCGTACTTGCCGCTGATCACCTCAATGTTCGATGTCTTGATTTCTTCGCTGCCCTGCAGGTGTTGGACACTGATCGCATTCGTCAGCCATGCTGGTTTGTTTGATGTGCTTAATTCTGTCCATGACCCACTGATCTGATCGCCCAGTGAGTAGCCGCTTGTTACCTCAATGAATCGTAAGGCATAGCCTCGATACAGGAATGATTGGCCACCAGCACCTGGCAGACTGTCGCCCGGTGTTCTTCGTACAGGGTAATACTCCGCTCCTGTTTCAGTGCCGGTACTATCCTGACGTTTTAAATAGCATTGGATAACGTAGTACGCACTCGCGCTCGTGCTGATTCTGCCATCAATGACCGATGGCGCTCCGCTTGCGGTAATCAGTAGGTAGCCATTGGCATACGGCAGTAACGGTGAAGTCATGCGTCTTGGTTACGACAATGCCGACACTTGTTGATGCCGGTTTCTTTGATGTATGGTAAATATACCTTGTTTACAGGGGCTTCGCTTCCGCAACTTTTGCACACCATCATCACAACCTCGCTGCTTAGGATCTCTTGGAATGGGCTGTCGCTTTCGTTGCTCATGATCGTACCAGCGGTGTTCCGTTGTTGCTTGCCTCAAACAGGATGCTAGACGCAAAGTATTGGTAAAGCAAGCCCCTGATGCGCATTAGCTCACGTTCAGGGCCGTAGCCGCCGCCAGGCATCAATGGCTCCCACTCCAGGACATCTACTTTCTTCAGGATCTTGCCCTCGCTGTTGGTATTTAACTCCTTGTAGGTGGTCTGGATTGCGTCGTACTCGTCCAGTAAGTCCTTGACCGGACTGATGATTGATGGGATCGCCGTACCGATATAATTCATGTCGCGTTGGATTTGTTGGATCTGGTAGATCCCAACGCTGATGCCTGCCGCCACTAAAACACGGACATCATCGCCTAATGACCACCCTAGGTCCGTGTTTAATGACATCTTTTTGTATAATACTCCTATGATATGTTTCCGATCATTATTGCTGCCATGCAAAACCTGAGGTTGCTTAAGGATTCGTTGGTTCTTGCTTGTGTCATTAATGCCCAAGATCGATACGCCGCAATTCAGTTCTTTCGTTACTTAACCACACTCCAGGTGTCGTATGTGGGGGTGCCTAATTACCCGAAGGCGGTTGCTCTTAAGGCCGTTTCGTTTCTAAGGGACTCAACAGAAGGTCGGTTGTGGGTTCAGTCGATCTTCGATTCCTGAATTTTTGTAGGAAATTTTGAGGGGGTTGCTATAGCACTGGCAATGCAGTTTCGGGGTGGGGGTACCTAGGCGATTCGCGCCAGGTTCCGACCTTGATTTGCTGTATTATTTTATACAATAAACAATACACATGGCACATGCGAACGGTCCCCAGGGCCAATTGATCGCAGGTTCCCTGCCGTGCTACACTAAACCAGAACCTTAAGAAGGCCAGACTCATGCCCCTCCAGCTCCCCGTTAACAGCACGCTGTCTCGACTGGCAGCCTTCCGCACTAGCACCCAGCGACGCATGATGCAGGCAGGCCTGCCCGCTCTGTTTGTAGCCACCGAGCTCCCCGACGTGGCACGTTGTATCGGGGCTGCCGAGTACACCCTTAAGTCGTCCTGGTGGGAGTGCCTTACCGATGATGTGGCACTCTGCATCAGGGCTGCCAGGTATGGGCACAAGCCGTCCTGGTGGGAGTGTCTTACCAGTGGTTCAACCAGTGCCCTACTCGCGGAAGCCGAGCACCGAGCCAAGGCTCTGTGGGACTAGATCCCCTGATTGAACGGAACCTGCGAACGGTCCCCAGGGCCAATTGATCGCAGGTTCCTTAGCAGATCACCCAGGCCAGCAGCAGGATCGCGGCGATGGCCAGGGCGTTGCGTTGCCGGCGGAGTTCCTGCACCGACTCTTGCTGGTCGTCGATCAGGGCCAATGCCTCAGTGATGATCTCGGCCTTGCTGTTGCGCTCAGTGATGTTCATGGGATGATCCCTCTCTTGTGGTAGTGTAGCACGAACGG